GCTTAATGTCAAGAACATTAATACCAACTTGCATCACATTTTTACATTCGACATCAACCTCTACTCCATTTTCATCTGGTTCTTTACCAACCACATTACGGCAAATAAAGGCTGTTTCAACCTTCTCTCCAATTGATCTTGCTCGAATATTCAAGAACAAATACTCAATATCAAAAATTGGAAGTTTATCAATATCAACATCATCAACTAAACAGTTATTGATGACTTGTTTAATCGTCTTATAAATTGATTCTTCATCGCTGCTCTGAAGAGCCATCAATAATAACTTTTCTTCTTTCACCAAGAAAGGTCGAAATTTTACTGGTAGTGGATAAGATAATATCTTCAATTCAAAGATTGGTAAATCTATTTTTGGCAATGGCATATCAAAACCTCATTATGCGTTTACTATTCCTGTACTTGGATCTGCGAAAAAAGTTATTGAACGTTGCGAAGAATATCGCTAAATCTGACTGTTGCATCAGATAAGAATACCTCATAAGACTCATAAAAGAATGTTACTGTCATTTTTTGGAATCCATCATCAGCCCAATTTGAAGGCATCGATGCGAAATTTAATGGGTATGCATTAAATAGTTTTACTGTAAAGGATTTGGATGTAGCCCTACCTGCTATTCCCGCTGCAGTCAAATTTGTAAATTCCTCAAATGTAGAAAACAGTCCTCTGTCTCCTACTGTGTCTTCAAATTGAAAAAGTTGAATTTCACTGCAAACATAATCGTCGAAATACTCATTGTTTGTGCTTGTTGGTGAGATATTCCTAATCCAATCTGAGAAAATTTTATAAATTGGTAACTTGGTATTGTGATAGAATGTCAATGTAACTTCGTTCATATCACGTTGATATGCATTCTTCATCTTAAATCGACCAGGAATGCGGTGTTCTGTTGTTGTGAGCGTCTGCCCTGGAAATTCAATTGAATCGCAAAGAAATGTGAATTCTTGACTAGAAATATCTAACTCACCGCTGAGATCAGTAACTTCTGGTAAACTTGGAATTCGGATTGCAAATTTAGAACTTTTAAGCAAGTTCTGATTAAGCATTTTGCTTGGATCATAGATCCGATATGTCGGAGTACTTGCGCTGACAACAACTTCTTCTATTTCTGGATTTTCAATTTCTGTAGCCATTAACGATTATACACCATCTTTGCTGTTGGAAGAAATATCGCAGTTTCCCAATTATCTGGTTCGATGTATATGAGAGACGACATGATATGATCTGACAAATATCGTTTTACACAGCCCTCGATTAGTTTATATCTTCTAGATTTCGAGAGTAGATCATATGACAAACGGAAAACGGTCGTGTCGTCATATTTATCGTTGTTTATGAAGTCGTGTAGTCGATCAATGAGAACAAGGCGGCTGTATGGATCGAGATAATGTAGATTCAATCCAAGGAACCCATCGTCGTAGATTTCAATTGGTATTGTTAGCGGAAACTTATCCCACACAGGTAGAGTATCTTTATATTTTGGATCATAATGAAACATGTACATCTTGCCAATGAAGGCGCGAGCCGAGATTCGAGTAGCATCGTTTAAGATGTTCGATCTATTTGTCGGAATCCTCATCTTGGAGATTTTACCTCCAAGCCACGCTTTTGCCGCCTCTGTTCTTGGTCGAACACCCGCAGCGTTCATTTCTTTATTTAATTTGTCGAATAGCGATGGCATTAGATTCCTAGATCCTTTTCAGTGATAACTTTAAACGACCAATTTCGGTCTTTACAATATTCAGTAGCCGCTTTCCATTTAGCCTCGTTTATTCCATAAGTTGCAACTTCTTGGATATACTGGCGTGTGATTCTCTTCTTTACTTGCGGTGGAACTGCCTGTTTCAGCGGCTTCACCTCTAAAATCATTGCTTCTTGCACGCCATGTCGATTTTTAACTCGAACGAAGAAGTCTGGGAAGTAACGATGCCACCTTCCATCTATCGGGGATAAATACGGTATAATAATCTCTTCATTTGACCACTCAATAACATTTGGGTCGTCATCAAGGCGCACCATGACTCGGCGTTCCCAGAGACTTCTATACCAGACGCTCGTAGGATCACCTAAATATTTATTGGTATTTTTCGGACTGAATTTACCGCTGTAAGCCATCAAGTATTTATAGGAACATTTAATGTCAACACTGACAGCAGCAGAAATTAATCGGCAATTTGACAGAGCAATTGCTAATGCACCAACTCAGGCTGCAACATTGAATGAAGCAAGAGCAAAAGCACTATCAGCGATAGGAGCACGTGCATCTTCAACTAGGGGATCTTCAGCTGGTGGTATTTCTGCTATTAACGAGGTTCCAGCAGAAGAACTTGAACAAGTCACAACAACAACAACTGCTGCTACAAGTTTCAGCAAATCGGAGTTAGGGATATTAAAATTCCCTCAAAGTTTAGAAGCTGATGGTTCGCCATATATTCTCTTTAAAATATACGAAACAGTAACTGGATCAGTTCAAGTAAGTGATGCAACAACGCAATCAATCCGAACTGGCGCTCAAAGCCTGGGAGCTGCTACAGCCGCCATTACTGCTGCAATTCCTGCAGGAGAAGAACTAGCTGCAACTGCGATAGGTGCAGCAGCTGGTGGAGTCGTTGGTGGTGTTGTTGGATTGGCAGCAACAACTGGACCTGGTCAAAATACGATTATTTCGGCTGGACAGGCATTATTTGGCAATGATGTTAATATCATTTCTAGATCAAAAGAACTTGTAAAGAGTTTTGCACTAAAACGTAACATTGAACAACTTCAACTGGGAATTGCTCTGTTTATGCCAGATGGAATCAACACCAGTTACGACAATGAATATGAGGCTCTATCGTTAACAGCTACTCTCGGCGCAGTTGGTTTCGGCGCGCAGGCACTAGCCTCAAAGGGTGGTTCTGTTGATCAAACTAATGCATTTATTGCAGAAGCTGCAGGAAGCATTCTAAGTAGAATTGCTGGCAATGAAGATTTAACAAAGTTGGGAGTTTTTGCCACAACGGGTCGAGTTATTAATCCGCAACTAGAAATGCTTTATACATCTCCAGTTCTTCGTAAATTCACCTTCGACTTCAGAATGATCCCAAGAAATGCAGTAGAAGCTGAGTTGATACGAGCCATTATATTCAATTTAAAATATTTCGCATCTCCAACTATTCCAGATAATTCAACAGGTCGATACTTCATTCCTCCTGCCCAATTTGAAATCGAATTTTATGACGGTCGAAATAATATGAACGATTTCTTATTTAAGACTAAAAAGTGTGTTTTATCTGGAATCAATGTTGATTATTCCCCAAACGGGTTTGCAACATTTAAAGATGGTGCACCAGTTGAAACGCGACTTCAACTAACATTCCAAGAAACAGTTATTATCGACAGAGCAGCTGTTGCTGGAGGCTTCTGATGTTTTTTAGAGAGTTTCCAAAAACTTTATATTCGTTTGATTTTAAGAATGATAGTCCAACTGTCATTGCAAATATCTTCTCGCGATTTAAAATCCGCAGTAGTGTTCTAAACAATACAGTGGCGTTTTATAAGTATCAATTGCAAGAAGGTGATACGCCTGAAATTGTAGCGTACCAACAGTATGGTGATGCTTCCTATCATTGGGTCATCTGTATGGTTAATGATTTAATCGATCCGCATTTTGATTTTCCTCTAACGACAGATGCATTGGAAAGAAAAATCATCAAGCAATATGGGTATTCAACTATCGCAAATGCATATTCTGAAATCCATCATTATGAATTAGAGCAAGAAAAAACATATTCAGAAGTGAATGGTCTAACGAAGACTACAACTGAAAATCATATCGTAACGCTAAATCAATATGATTATACTTCAAATACTTTGATTTTAAATAATGTAAATACTCCAACCACTGAGGTATATACATTTAGATCTAATAATGCAGATCCAAATACAGCAGTGACTTCGACGTTAACAATTAAGTCATCATATAAAGCTGTTTATGTTTATAATTATGAAACTGAAGTAAATGATAACAAACGTCAAATTAAATTGCTCAAACAATCGTATATCCAACCATTAATTAATGAACTCGGAACAGTATTGAATGGCTGATATTAATAATAATACATCCACTAAAGATGTTTTAATTCATGAACTGAGTATTATCAATTCTCTTGGTGAGATAAAAGATATTACAAGTTTGTTCAATGTGATCAATATCTACGAAGATGTGTTTATGCCTGTTGTGAGCGGATCGATTCAATTAATCGATGGCGTTGATTTGTTTTCAAGTATGGGACTGCACGGTAATGAGTATCTTTATATCTCATTTAGTCGTCCAGGAGAAAGCGCATCTAATCAACGATACAAAAGAACTTTTCGAATTTATAAAGCAACAGAACGAAAACCAGCGGGTCGATCACAGGCTCAATCGTATGTACTCCACTTTTGTTCAGAAGAATTGGTTTTCTCGAATCAATTAACATTGTCTAGAAAATTACGTGGAAAAAATGCTCGAGATCACGCTGCTAACATTTGTGTGAATGATCTTAAAGTTAATAAAAAGAAATTGAGTTCGGAGAATTTTGAAAATTCGTTTGGCTCAACCGACTTTATGCTCACTCGGTATAAACCATTAGAAGCATTAGAATATCTTGCATCTCAATCTTATAACGAAAACAGCTCAACGTTTGTGTTCTTTGAAAACAGAGATGGATTTAATTTCATATCTTTAGAAGGTCTCTTCAAGAGAGAAGTCATCGCAAAGATAAATTTTAACACTGCCAAACTAACTCAAGATCAATTAACTGCAGCATCTTTAAATGCAAATGATGTTAATGATTTTCGATTTAACTCGAGTTTTGATGTTCTATCGAACACAAAAAATTCTGCATACACTGGACGCTTATTCACACTTGATTTGATTACGCAAAAATATGTAAGAAATGATTATTCTCTAGTGAATGCATCTAATAGACAAATTATGATGGACGGATTCTTTCCATTAAATAATGCAAAGAATAGAAATGAAAAAACCATTTATGAAGAATATGACACTCAAATAGATTACTGGCTAACTAATAAAGGTCAGACAAATAATCCATATTTCATTTCAAAGGGATTTAAGATTGTAGAAACAGGTATTGAGAAAACACTGATGCAACGAAGAATTCAGATTAATCTTCTTCGCAGCACAGAACTCAATTGTATTGTTCCAGGCAATCCATTTTATTCCGCAGGATATCTTGTTGAGTTTGATATGCCAGCATTTATTCCAAATAACGAAAGCGAAAGAAATATTGACCCATATCATTCAGGCAAATATCTAATTACGGGTGTGCGACACACAATCACTCCTTCTGACGGTCTTCAAACAGTACTAACATTATGTAAGAATTCTATTGCTGCGCCATTTGATTTGGCAACAGATAGAGAAGAATTTAGAAAAGCGAGAAGTTTCTAATGAATCAAAATTTTTTAGGATTAGGTGATTTTGTTTGGTGGTTTGGTATTGTGGAAAATCGAATAGATCCACTTGAACTTGGTCGTTGCCAGATCCGTTGTTTTGGTTGGCATACTAATGATGTTAACCAAATTCCAATTTCTGAACTTCCATGGGCGCATCCTGTCGTTCCATATGGTGTGAAGGCTGTTCAGCCACCAACTGAAGGAACAATGGTATTTGGATTTTTTGCTGATGGGAAAGCGGGTCAATATCCAATTATTCTTGGAACTGTTCCAGGTATTCCTGAAGAACTTTTAGATAGAGATCTCGGATTTACTGATCCAATGAGCGTTGCTTCAAAACGCAATGCTGCTATGCCTCGTAAATTGAATACTGGAACAACTAAACTTGGTAAAGACACAAAAGGTATTCGAATTGAAGACGAAGATCCATCAAGATATCCAAAATATTTAAATGAACCAACAACATCACGACTCTCAAGACCAGTTCGTGGTGAAAAGGATGGTAAATTTGATGGTGTGACAAATGAATCTATTGCCAATACAACGATAGACATACAGAGAAAAACAAGAGTTGTTAATATCCCTACTATCGTTGGATCATGGGATGAAGCCTATCCAACCTATGCAGCTAAATTTCCATACAACCATGCCACTGAAACTGAGTCTGGACATGCTTTTGAACTTGATGACACTTATGGATATGAAAGAGTACAATTATCTCACAGAACTGGCACCACTTTAGAATTTGCGAACACAGGTTCAGTTAAATTGAAATCAATGTCTAGTCGTCAAGATATTACGATGGGCGATCAACGAACCTATGTTAATGGAAATAAATATGAAACGATTGACGGAGACTTTTATCTCCAGGTCGGAGGTAAACTTCGTATTTCCGCGAAATCTATCGAAATTGTTTCAGGATCTGGCACTGTTATTTCTGCGCCGCAGGGTATATCAATAGCAGGTGGGCAATCAGTCAGTGTTACTGGATTATCAGTTGGCATGTCAGGTTTAATGGCGTCAGTTTCTGGTCTGAAGACAGATGTTAGTGGCAACATGGCTTTAAAGGTGTCTGGTGGCGTTATTTCTGCTGAAGGTGTAACTGCAATTTCTATTGATGCACCATTCGTTAATACTGGCACTGGATTTAATAACCGACAAGGAATAGAAAGTATTAATTCTTGTATTCCTAATCCAGTCCCAGAAATTCCACCAAATCCAGAAATACCATTACCAGGACTCGGACAACCAATTTCATTTGCTGATGCTACAAGTGCAGGTCAAGCTGCGGCTGATGCATTTGCAGCATCTCAATCGATTAGTGGGATTTAAATGGGA